AGGTTAATAGTACCTGCTGATGAATTAGTATCTTGAGTGTCCCACGCATCCCCTATTAACAAGTCCGACCAATGTATAGTATGGTTGTCGGTGTCGGTGTCTACAGCCCATAAGCGTCCATAAGCAGCTATAGCTTCGTTAGCTTTAGGAACATCTGTGCCTGTGATTTCAGTAAACGATGAGGCTGAAATGTCATACGCTACAGGATTTTGACCTCTTTTAAACAAATATGTTTTGTCGTTAAAGTTTACAGCCTTCCAGTTACCGCCTACTAAACTGCCTTGTTGTGCATAACCGTTGTCTGCTGTGTATAAACCACTAGTATCTGACGCAACAATAGAAACATTACCTGCTTTATCAGTACCTTCAAAAACAAAGTCAATGTCTTTTACTGGATTATCAGCTACAATACCAACAGTACCCTTACGTGCGCCTATACGCCCAAACTGGTCTATAATGCAGTTGTCAGCCTCTTTAGCGAAAGAAGTATCTAACCCTATGGGTGAATCCTGCGTGTTAATACCCGCAAATCCTGGGGCTTTAACGGTTATGTTCTGAAGTTGTTGTGCCATTAGCAGTCCGTCCAGATAGTTTCATGTGGGAAACGTGACGCATCCATAGCAATAGCGTCAGCCAGTGTTGCTTGTGCTATACTTGACAGTTCCGCTGAAGAAGTACCACCCTGTTCGCCACGTTCTCTTGCGGCAAATGCAGTAGCAAACTGTATAACAGCGGCATTAGGCACTAATAAAACCTCAGTGTCTGATGTCATTCTATCTGCTCTATCAACAATGTTAAATCGTAACGTGTACGCTTTGTCAGGCTTAGGGTATAAGTCTACAATACTTTCACCTGTAGAACTTACACCGTTGTATGAAAAGAAATCAGGAGAACCTTTAACAGGTTCAGCTACTAGGTAAGCATTGTTCATCCAAGTAGAACTTTGATTACGCATAAATACATTAGACGTATCGTTTATGACATCAAGCACACTAAAGGAATTGTTAGTGCCTGTCAACTCATAGCTGACTACATTGTCAACAGTAGTGACGGTAATTGTTTTACGAAGTGCTGACCAATCCCACGCATTTTCAACAAAGTGTTTAGCATCGTTGACAAACTCTCCAATAAGTTTTGAGTAAGAATTACTAGACACACTACTTACTTCGTTCTCTCGCATTCTACGTAATACACTATTTACTAAATCTAAATAAGTCATTGCTTATCCTCTATATCTCTGTTGTAACATTCCCTGTATTTCTTCTTGATTAAACGCGGGCTTGTAAGTTTCTATGGGTGTCCTGTATATTTTACTTATTTCATCTCCAAATAAACTTTCTGTTTTAGTAGGAGTAGAAGGTGTGTAAGCTAAGTTTAAATCTATATCAGGTAAATCTATATCTGGTGTTGTCCCGTGTGGTAACGCTTCATCTATAGCTTGTAAAGCGGGGTCAACGTATTCTTCACCTATGTAGTCAATACCTTCGTCTATCGTATCTACTACTAATTCCCCTGCCTCTTTTGCAGTATCAATACCTGTTTGTACTGCATCACCTACTGCTTTACCTGCATCTTCTATTGCTTCAACAGGAGCAGAATCACCTATATAGTCAAGTCCATCGTCTACTAAATTAATCAAAGGTTCAACAGCACCCGCTATTAAATCAACAGGACCTTCTAGTAAATCACCAACAACACCTGCGCCTTCTTCTACCGCGTCTATTAGTACTTTACCGCCTTCTTCTATATTCTGTACTATTTCACTATCGCCTATAGTTTCAATTACGTCATCAAAAGCATCTCCTACTTCTCCTGCGACTGCGGTAATAGCGTCTCCACCAAACTCTTCAATAAATTCATCTCTACCGCTTTCACCTTTAATCATAGCGGATTCAATTTCGTCAAGATTTTCTGAAAACTTCTTAGGGTCTAGTCCTAAAGTTTCTGCATCAATACCTATAGCACTTAATCCGTGTTCAAGCAAATCAAAATCAGTACCCGTGTATTCTAAAAACGCTTCAAGCGGGTCTTCATTAGCTATAGCATTAATTACACCAATAGTTTGGTCGTAGCTTAAAGCACCTAAACCTACACCCGCTGAGGTTGATGTGGGTGCTTGTATAGTTCCTGCTGTTTTTAATCCTGATATTAATAAATTAGCATAATCCGAACCGTGTAGTGTTTCTCCATTAGCTACTTTATATAACGAATACCATGCTTCAGACTGACCACCCGTTGCTACGCCTAAAGCAACTCTTCCTACAGTTTGAATAAAAGGACGTACTATGCTTGTCCATGTTGAAGGATTATAAAAAGGCTCTCCAGTACCGTGTTCAGGAAGCCCAATAGTAAAATTAAATAATTCATCCTGCGATAATTTTTTGCCTAACTGATGTGGCTCAAAACCGTAATTAGCTTGTCCTATGTCTGCCCAACCAATAGTAGGACCAAAACGACCATCCGCAGGTGAAGACATTAAAGAAGCGTAACCACCATCGCCTACTTGTTCAGGAAATAAAGTTATCACACCTCTTAGTTCAGTTTTGCTTGATGTACTATAGGGTTCAGCCATTAGTACACCACCACGTTCAAAAAACCTAGTGTCTGGATTATCAAGCGACAATTGAGCCGTAGCAATTTCTACATATTTATCGCGCTCTAAAGTACCGTCTTCATAGAACTTATAATATAAAGCTAACTTATCTGAACTAGTAGAAGCATTAAAACCATCTGAAAATATATCATAATGTCCTGCTTGATAAGCGTCATACAGCCCATCAACATTTTGTTGACGAAGAGGAAGAACAGTTTCAGGGCGACCATCTTCAGAATCTCTTAGATAATCAGTTAATTCGCTGAGTCGTTCACCCTCAGCTATATAGTCTTCTCTAATTTCTTTAACGTCTTGTTCTTCTAGCATTTGTCGGGCATAAGCACCGCCCGCTCCTACTGCTATATTGTGTTGCTCAGGGTCAGATAATGAACTGCCTTGATATGGTGTTTCATAAGCAGAACTAGGACTGTCGATATGAAGATACGCAGGGTTATCAGAAATCCACGGTTCACTCGCACCACCAATCGAACTGTTTGTATCATCTAAGGCAGGTATGTTATTTATAAGTTGATTTCTTTCTCTTAAATCTAAGTCTTCTGCTAGTTGTTCTTCTATTGTTACATCTAAAGGAACGTACTCTTCACCTGCTTGTTGTGCTTTCCAAGCGGCTAAATCAGCATGATATTGCGGGTCTGCTTTTCCTTTTATATAATCACTATGATGAGGACGGGCAAGCAATACTGTTTCTTCTTCTTGTTCTGCCATTATTTATCCCTCTGTACTTTTTTAGTCTTCTCTATAGTACGCATAGCACCTAAGCCAAGCATACCCATTAGTACTGGCATCATAGTAGCCATATCTAAAACAGGGATTTCAACGGTAGAATTGGCAAGAGCAAGCGCAAAATTTGCCATTGGGATAAGAATGTACTGACTCGCAAGTCCAATACAACAAGTCCAACCAACAGCAGGTCGCCAACCTGACACAAATAGGCTTCGGTGTGCCGCTTCTGTCTTATTAACTTCAAGTTGCGCTTTCGCAAGTTCCTGCGCGTGTTTCTCAGCCATTGTTGAAATCTGGAACGCGATGGCATTTGTCTTATCTTTATCCTCTATGAATTTGTCAAGTAGTCCTGTAACAGGTCCGATTAATTGCTCTAACATAAATGCCTCACTTAAGGGGATTTGAGAGGTAGTCCATACCCTGCCACAAATCCTCTACCTCTTTAGTCAATGTCTTTATCTTACCATCAACATCGCCAATGTTTTCTATTATTATCTCAGCTTTAGCTACCGTACCTTTCATAGCCTCTATCTCGTTAGCTAACTCAGAAACGTCTGTATTGAGTTCTAACAGCTTCTCTTGTTGACTTAATAGTGTCTCTAGCCTTGTACCTAAAGTGGCTAGATTCTGCTGTATGGGGCTTACATCGGGTATCTGTGTAGACTCTACTGCTTCTAGTCTTGAGTACAAGCTAGAGGCTGTCCATACGCCACCACCGATAGTAGAACCAATACCAAGAACTATGGCAATCCATACACCTTTAAAGGATGTACCGCCAATTTTTAGTTCAGTATCTTCTAAACTCATAGTTCCATACAACCTGTTTCATACATAAAGCAATCATAACTTTGTGAAGTCGGACCAGTCAAATAGTATTCTGACTCACTGCCTACAGCTAATACTTCAGCTTCAGTTACATATAAATCTAAACCAAAGTTCTGACCGTTAAGATAGACTGCTGTAAGGTTTCTAGTAGTGTTGTACCCCATAGTAACCCATTGAGCATTAGCATCATAAAAAATGTTTGTCTGCTCGGCTGTGGTGTTAGCGTTCTCTACGCCTTGCTCTAGGAACTCTACAGCTTCTTTGTTACCCGCTACCGCTAGGAATGCACTAGCGTTGTTAGCGTGTGTTTCAATGTCATCCATACTGGTGTTGTACGTTTCTACTTCTTCCTGAGTAATTGTCAACACTTCAATGTTGTTTTCTACAAAGGTTTGTACATCGGCTTCCTCTTGAGGACTAGAGGCTTGCTCACTCATGTCCGCTACTTCCTGTACAGCAATCATGTCAACGACTACTTCAGTAAATACACCAATGGCTTCATCCATCATGTCCAACTCAGTGTATGCTTTCTCTTCTAGTACAGCCTGTATATCTCCAAAGGCTTGATATGTTGACATACCAGACAATGCGTTGTTGTACGCTTGTAGTTGTTCTGCACTAATGTGTGCTGTACTTGACACAGTACCATCAGACAAGCCTGAGCCTGTATAAGCGTATCCTTGTGCCGCACCGACTAACTTAATGCCTCTGTCTATCTGGTCAACAATAGCATTGGAGGTGTTAATTAAGTTGTCTAACTCACTGCTTTGTGCTACGGAACTTAGCACTAACAGAGATAATATCATCTTCTTCATCTGTGTCCTCTCCTCCAATGTTTAGTATAGTGTTGTACCAT